CAGCCCAGATAGAGCAGCACCTGCCTGATCATCTCAAGACTTGCTTCGAATTGAGGATAGACCAGGTCAACGACATTCAACTCTTTGAACACCTTGAAAAAATCAGGGAGAAAGCAACACTATGGCACAAAAGCGAAGCTGGCAGAAAATGGCATAGTGAAAACGCCATTAAATGTGCTAAAAAAACATTTGTCGAGCGCAAAGCGGTTTGCGTTATCTGCAATAAAGAGTTTATTTATAAGAAACCAGGTAAGCCGGCAGCAACTTGCAGCGCATCCTGCAACACTGCAAAATATAGAAAATCACTTGGTGAGTTTACAGCAAACTGCATTGTTTGCGGATCAGAATACACCGCAAAAAAACAGCATCCAAGCTCAAGAAATAGAAAAACATGCTCACGGAAGTGCGCAAGAGCAAAAAGTATATAACCTGAAGACATCCCACGGCGTGTATTATGCAAATGGTGTGCTAGTATCAAATTGCGATACCGTTTATGATGCATGCAAGCTAACTTTGATTGATAAGACGTTAATATACAAAGTGGCAAATCTCAGGAAAGAATCTAAACCCAGCAAACTTGCAGAGCACTTTAAAAGACAAAACGCCGCAGCAAATAGAATTTGGAAATAAACAGGATAAAGGGATGATTGCAAAAAAACATCAAGAAAAATTAAGGGACATCAAGCAAAATGTTGAGCAATCACGCCAATATTTTTTACACAACATTCAAAGGTACAAGGATTTTGCAAGACTTATTTATAAATCTACACTTAGCAACTGGGATATTGACACGCTTAACGAGTTACAAAAACCCACGCTTGAGTTTAATTCTCTTGAGTCATACATTAATAGACTTGTCGGTGAGTTTTTGCAGCACGAGCCTGATATTATCGCATCAGCAGAAGACGGCGTACCGGTGCAGCTTTTAAATGAGCAGTTTTTTAATACTATGGAGCTTATAGAAGCGTACATTCGCGAGGCGCTACAGGGTAAAAAATCAGAGTCCACGAAGGTAAGAATATTTAAAGACATGATAGTGGGCGGTTATTCAGTGGGGCACATTTACACTGAATATGTTAACAGCATGAGTTTTGAGCAAAATATATGCTTTGAACGAGCTTACGACCCAACAATGACGGGGTTTGATCCGCTTGCTGTGCTTCCTCATAAGGGTGATGGGCGTTATTGTTTTCAGTTGATACCAAAGACCCGTGATGAGTTTGCCAAAGAGTTTGGCAAGGCGCTTGCTGAGGAGATGAAATGCTGCAAGAGCGTTGACGGCTTTAGTTGGGGTTATCAAAACGAGCTTGATGAAGACATTATACTCGTTTGCGATTATTACGAAAAAAGAAGCAAAAGAAAGTCATTAGTTAAGCTTTCTAACGGCGACACTATGCTTAAAGAGCATTACCCTGACTATGTAAGATTTATTAATGATGGGGGGTTGATGATTGAGCCGCCACAAATCATAGATGAGCGCATGACAGATATTGAAACAATTGTTCGTTATCGATTCTGTGAAAAAGAGGTTTTAGATTACACAGAAACAAATTACGACCATTTGCCTTTGATTTTCTTTGACGGCAACAGTGCTATGATTTACGAAAGCGATGTGGCGCAGCAAATGACAAAGCCTTACGCTTATCACGCCATAGGCATGCAAAAGCTAAAAAACTTTGCAGGTCAAACGGTGGCCAACGAGATTGAAAACATGAAAATGGGGCAGTGGATTATATCCAAGGAAACAATCCCAGAGGATTACGAAGATTCGTACACAAACCCCCAGCGAGCCCAAAGCATCATTTATAATGAATTTATGGACGGCGATCCAGACGTTAGATTAACGCCCCCACGCGAGGTTCAGAGAACTCCAACGCCGCCAATTGTGCTTGATACGTTTGCCCAGGCCGACGCTATTATTCAGGCTCTTTTAGGTTCCTATGATGCAAGTCAGGGCCATATAGGCGCGCAAGACTTATCCGGAAAAGCGATTGAACTGGGCGCGATGCAGTCGCAAGCCGCAAGCGCCCCCTACATGGGTGGCTTTATAGCAGGGCTTGAGCGTGTTGCAAACATTATGACCAACTTGATACCCAAGTATTATAAAACCCCGCGTACGATGCCTGTTAAGCTTGCTAACGGCAAGCGCGAGTTTGTAATTACTAACGTCAAAAATAACGATAAATCAATTATGCTCAACTACGACCCGAACACTATTAACGTTAAAGTTGACGTTGGTGTGAACAGCTCAATGCAAAAACAACAGGCGCTTAATACAATCGTTCAGCTCTCCCAGGGCAGCAAAACATTTGCAGAGTTTATCAACTCAGATGGCCTTGAGGTTCTACTTGAGAATATTGATATTCGCGGCCAAGACGAACTTAAGAAAAAAGGTATTGAGTTTATGGAGCGCAAAGCCAAAGAGGCTGAAATGCAGCAACAAATGATGATGCAGGAAGCTCAAAAGCCAGAAACAGAGGACAAAATCATTCAAGCGCAACTTGAGCTTGAGAATCAAAAAAATATCCAAAGACAAATGGAATCTGAGCAGAAAAACCAACTTGAGCGTGAAAAGCTTCAAGCTAAACTAGATATCGATACAGCTAAAGTCAGCATTGATGAGCAAAAGGCTTTTACTGAGCATATGAAAGCAAAAGCAGAAATTGCAGAAATGGCGACCAAAGCCGATTTAAAACAGCAGGAAATTAACGCAGAAGCGGCCAGGACGGCAATCGAGGGGATAAAAGACATTACATCAAACACATCAGCTATGTCAGATGTTGAAGTAACTACAATAGACGTGCTTGATTAGTTAAAATGTAATTGGCGCAGTCAAAAACTTAACAACATTGCCTGTCTATCCTCTTTGTTGCGCCGCCTCGCTAGTGCGCTCCAGCTTGGCGGCATTGAGTATATGTCTGCGCCACCATATAAAAGTTAGCTTTAATGCTATTGATGTATACGAGCAGTTGATATACACTTTTAATACTGTCGCAATCAGGACACTTGCGCGTAACTGAAACGATATTCAGGCACTACCGTGACGGGGTCAATAGTTAAACAGCGAAGGATTTTTAATGGATAGTTCAGAAAACGAAAAAGAATCTGGACAAGTTCAAGATGAATCGATTGAAGCTTTAGACGTTGACATTGTTACAGAGTCTAAAAAGCCATCTGAGCAGATGGTTCCACAGTCGAAAGTCAACGAGCTTGTTGGAATTGCCAAGAAAAAGGCTTACGAAAAAGCTCTTAAAGAGCTTGAGGCGCAACAAAGGAATAATATGCAGCAACAAGAAGAAGTGCAGCCAGATGCACAAACGCAAGTTGACACTGATAATGTTATTGCAGAAAAAGCCAGAGAAGCCGCCGCACGTGAGTTTGAAGAGCTTAGAGCCAAGCAACTGCGCGAGGAGTTTTACCAAAGCTTTGCGGGCAAGCTCAAAAGCACCAAGGACGATGTAGAAGATTTCGACCAAAAAGTCGATGGTTTTGACTTCAATAAGTATCAAGCTGAAATGTATCTTGCAAATCAGTTCCCTGATACTGCGCGCATTGTCTCTATTCTTGCGCAAGACCCTGAAAAATTGTCACGCATAAGATTTGCTTTGACAAATGAAGATGCAGATTTAGCCTATAAGTTGATGCAAAACTTGCAGACATCAATTGATGCAAACAAGGAAGCTCAACGCAATAAAGCAAACGTTGCTGAACCACTCGATCGATTAAAGCCCTCGCAAAATGCTGGCGGCGATGGTGGTGATTTAACAGTTCGTGATTATAAAAGCATGTTCACGGGCTAAAACCAGATATCGCGCTAAAAACTAAACTTTTTAGGGTGATGAAATGGCTAACGTTTTACAAGCAGTCCAGACCTATCAAAAGGCTGGGCTTGCTCTATTGCAAAATCTTTCTCCTTTTATTTCTAAAGCTAACACAAAATTTAAAGACTTTGATAAGATAACCGCAAACTTAGGCGATACCGTTACCTTTGATTTGCCCCCACGATTTAATACACAAAGTGGGCTTGTAGTGTCTTTTCAAGATGCAAAACAACGCGTGCAAACATTAACAGTCGACCAATCTGAGAACGTTTCATATGCTTTCACAGCGCAACAATTCATTTTCAACGTTCGCGACTACATGGACAAATTCGGCAAAGCAGCAACAGCGGAATTGGCTACAGCTGTAGATGCTAACGTAGCACGCAACTGCTTAACGCAGCCGTTTAGATTTTACGGTGATGGTGTGCAAAATCTTGACACCTACGGAAAAATTGCTCAGGCATTAGCTTTTTATCGCAATTTTGGCGCACCTAAAGACGCCACAATGGGCGTTTTAGATGACATCACAGCATCCACGATTGTTAACAGCGGGCTTAACCAATTTGCTTTAGATCGCAATAACAAATCTGCAAACAGCTGGGAAGTGGGATCTTTTAGCAATTGCGAATGGATGACCTCAAACTTGCTACCACTGCATACCGCAGGAACCGAGGGTGAACAGGCGTCAGTTTTAACTGTTGTTTCAGTAACCAAAAATGCCGACAACGCTATTACATCAATCACATTCAGCGGTTGTAATGCAGCATTAGACGCAGATTCGGTCAAGCAATACGATAAGTTTCAATTTCAAGACGGCGTAGCAGGGCAGCCAAACGTTAGATTTTTGACTTGGGTTGGTCACAAACCATCTGCAAACCCTGTACAATTTCGCGCTACCGCAGACGCGCAAAGCACGGCAGGCAGCGAGGTTACCGTCTCTATTTACCCGCCACTAAAAGCGTCATCTGGCGAAGATCAAAACCTTAACACTGATATTGTTGCAGGTATGCAGGCTAAAGCACTACCAAGCCACCGCGAGGGCATGATTTGGGCTGGGAATTCCCTATACCTTGCTATGCCACAATTGCCAGAGGAATCACCTTTTCATACTGGAAACTCTTATGACCCTGACACCGGCGTTTCAATGCGTATGTATCATGGTTCTCAGTTTGGCGAAAACAGTCGCGGGACCGTTCACGATGTTATTTGGGGATCAACATTACCACCCGAATATGGCATGAGCTTGATTTTCCCTGTATAGGTATTGGCTTCTATTGCTGCAATTCTTTAACAATGATTGCAGCATATATATTAAGGATTAAAATATGTCTATTAACAAACAAGTAGTCAATGCGGGTGAGAAATACCTGTGGGGCTTAAACATGGCTTGGGCTTCAGCTACTACACTTACGGTAGCGGCTGGCGCGTGTCGCAGTGACGACAATATCATTGATATCGAGGTGGATTCAGCGCTTACGTTAAACTCAGCGGTTAGCGGTGCGGGTGGCTTAGACACGGGTACACTTGCAAACGCTACAATCTACGCGGTATATGTTATTGCAGACAGCTATAAGCAAAACGACCCTCTTTTGTTGATGTCAGCAAGCGCTAGCAGCCCAACCATGCCAAGTGGATATGATAGCAAGCGTCGCGTTGGATTCGTTCGTACTGACGGCTCAGCTGAGTTTTTACTTTTCTATCAAAGCTGCAACGGTAAAGATAGATGGATGCATTACGACGTTTCTATTGCGACCGATATCACCGCTGGCGCTAGCGCCACTTACGCTGATGTTGACTGCACTGGCTCCGTCCCTCTCATCAATACCCTTATTGATGTTGATTGCACTTTTACACCAACAGGTGCGGACGATCAGCTTGTATTGGTTCCTAACGGCTCTACTTCCACTAATGGGCTTGTGCGCATGAGCGGCTCAGCAGCTGGCGTCGTTAAAATTGGCCATATGGTTTGCCCATGTGAGGGTGACTCAACACTTGAATATAAAGTTACCGGCTCTGCTGTGGCTTTAAACGTTCAAGGTTATCTTGATTCGCTATAAGGTATAAATTATGACCTACACTGTGACCAAGCTTATTAACAATGCTTTCTACAAGTCAGGCATAGTATCAAGGGAGTTTGGAACAGTGCCAGGTGATAAGGTTGCCGTTGGTCTTGATGAGCTTAACAAGTTGTTAAACAGAAAAACCATACGGCAATCCCTTATTCCTTATTACACAGAATATACAGATAATTTCGTCATTGGGCAGGAAGGTTACACAATTCCCGGCCTTATCTCTATAGATACAATGACATTTAATATTGATAGTGTCCGATATCCGATGACAGAATATAAGCGCAAGCAATATTTTGCCACGGGCAGATCTGATAATGTCGAATCATTGCCATACAGCTACCACCTTGAGCCTGTTTTTACCGGCGGGAAAGTGTTTTTATATTTTAAACCCCGTGGGGTGTATCCATTTACAATATGGGGAAAGTTTAGGTTATCTGGTGTTACATTAAATCAAGATTTAGAGCTAACCCAAGATTTATTTTACATTGGTTTTTTAGAGGTAGAGCTTGCCAACCAGCTATGCAACGAATATAACTTTGCAATTCCTGAAGGCTTGAAAGCTGATTTGAAGCAATACCGAATTGACATAAAAAACTCGGTTGCACCATTGGATACCCAAATTACCAAAAAATCCACCTTGTCACCACAAGCTGAAGTTGGGTTTTATGGTCAAGTCAACCTTGGCAAAGGGTGGGTGCCATGAGGCGCATAACTGGCGGGACTCAGTTACCTTTTGAAATGGTAGGGTCGAGCAAATTTTCTAAATATCCAAAAGTTAACGCAGAAAAAACATACAACATGTTTATATCTGACGGGGCATTAATTAACTCTCCAGGTTATGCCAAAGCTCGCCAGTTATTAGAATTGGGAGAGGGTCGGGCTATATATAATTCCACGCGTGGGAACTTTATGATTGTTGTCGTTAGCAGCAATGTTTATCGCGTGCAAAACACAAATTTGACGTCGGTGCTTTTGGGCACCATCAGCACCGCAAGCGGTGAAGTATATGTTGCTGAAAATCTTAACAACCAGATATGTATTGTTGATGGTTTAAATATATATATTTATGATCACTCTGGAGCTCCATCTCTCACCGCTCAATCTGGATTACCAGTTGACTTTATCCCAAACCATGTTTGCTACCATAATACTTTTTTTTTATTTGGCAATGGGAACAGAACATCAAGCGGCGCAGCTTGGTATGCTTTCGAGTATGCAACCTCAACCACGATTCAACTTGCAAAAACTTTAGCGCTACAAACAAAACCAGATCAGGCAATTGCTATTAAACGCATTCCTGGCCAATCTAACAATGTAATAGTATTTGGCAGAAACGTGTGCGAGGTACATTCACAAGTTGGCGGCGTAGAAAATTATCGCCGTAATAGCTCGGTTTCGATTGATTATGGATGCCTAGCGGTTGAGACAATTGCCGTAAGCGGTGATTATGTAATGTGGGTGGGGACAAATCAGCGCAACGCTCCATCGTTAATGGTTTTTGACGGCCAAGGGGCGTTTGAAATATCGACGGATGGAATTAGCGACGCGCTTAAAAATCTCAAACACCCTGAAATGTCGACTGCTACATTCCACACAGAGTTTGGCCACTTGCAATACATTGTTACTTTTTACCATGAAGACGACAATGTTAGCTTCATGTATGATTTAAAAACAAAATTGTTTTTCAACCTAAGCGACCAAAAAACAAACTATTTTCCTGCAAGGCAAATTGCGTACTTTAATAACAAGACCTATTTTGTTGCATTAAATAACGGCTCAATTTATGAGCTAAGCTCTGAGTTTACTACTTATGATGAAAATATTATTGGCGATGCGCTGCCCGACCCTAGGATTAACCACGAAATACCGCGCATAAGAATCTGTGACACTATTCGGCTCCCCAATAACGAACCTTTTCGCGTTGGTAGCATTACCTTTACAATGGATATGGGTAATGACAATTTACCACCTAACATGGATTGTCTAGAGTTTATTATTACTGAAGATGGCGATTTTGTAATATCTGAAGATGGGCCGCCATATTATTATCACGTGCCAGAGGATGCCGGCGAAGAGGATTGTTTAAGCACCCAGTATCAAGGCAGAGTTGACTTGGCATTGTCTGGGAATGGTGGAGAAACATATAGTAATTATGTGCCGCGTTTTACCAATCCAGTTGGAAAAAGACGAAATATAATTCATTGGGAAAACCTAGGAAGCTTTAACGAGTTTACCCCTAAATTTAGATTTTGGACTAAAGGACGCGTTATTGTTTTTGGCGGCGTAGTGGAGACATTCTAATGAATATACCTACCATTTTAGGGCCTGAATATAACCCTGACTACCAAATTCAATTTAATCAGTCATTGCGATATGGGCTTTCGCTGGGGGTTCATTTTGAGCCTCTTACAGCGGCGCAAATAACCAATATAACTGGGTATGAGTCTACGCCTATTTTGCCAGAGGGTTTTATGATGTTTGAAACCGACACCCCCAGAATGAGAATTATATTAACACCCGCTAATCCTGGAGCAATGACAAACGCGACCCTCGGAACCATAGCGATTGTATAAGGTTAAAACATGTCACTATCAGATTTTATTTTTGGCAAAAACCCATCTAAAAAGGCAATGCCATATCTTGAGAAAGCTGAAGGGATGGCGCAAGAGCAGTACAACCCCTATCAGCAACAAGGCCAAAGGGCATATGAAAATTTGCAGCCTCAATATGAGCGCATGACACAAGATCCCACTGGATTTATTGATCAGTTAATGAAGAGTTACAGCCCATCAGAGGGGTTTAAATTTCAAGAAGATTACTTACGAAGAGGCATGAAAAACACCGCCGCTGCTGGCGGGTTTTCTGGAACGCCTTACGACCAACTTGAGCAGACTAGAGCAGTTCAAGGCTTGCTTGGCACTGATATGCAAAACTACCTCAGCAACTCAATGAATGCATTTGGTGCAGGCATGCAAGGCCAAAGAGATTTTTATAATACTGGTTATGATGCAACTAAAAACTTAAGTGACTCACTAGGAAACCTGTACGGCTCACAAGCAACCCTCGAATTTAAAGGCCAAGAGCAACGCAATAAAAATCGCACAGACATGCTCAAATCTATTTTACAGCTCTTATCATCTGGTGGGATGGGCGCAATGGAAAGCGGCGATCTTGAGGGTGCTGTTAAATCTATCCTGGCATCGGGGGCATAAATGGCTTTTTCATTACCCAATTTTTTGCAAGCGCAGCCACAAGATACCGCCATGACTGACATGCTTAGCACTTTACGAGAGCCACAAGCGCAACGTCAGCAAATGAAGGGCAGAGACTTGCAAAACCAGCTTGCTCAAATGAAGCTTGATTACCCGGGGATTGATTCTGGTGAGCCTCTTATTAGGGCCATGGCTATGGAGCGCTTAGAGCAAGATAGAATGGCGCCTCGCGGAACTCAAAGTGGGGCATATCAACCATTTAAAATGCCTTCACCTGGCGCTTTAGATGGCGACCTAGCAACATATACACAAGGGGAAGGCCAGCCCAGGGGCGCAGACGAGATAACAAGCATCAAGAACTTTTTAATGCAAGAAAGGCAAAACGAAGCCAAGAGGAAAGACCAGATTGTTAGGGCTAATGCGTGGGCAAATATGACCCCGTCGGGCAAAGCGCAGCTTCAAGCGAAGGCAAATACAATTGGGATACCGCTTGGAACACTTGAGAGCCACATGATAAATGGCGGCACATTTGAGGGTTTGGCGGAGAAATACGGCGTCCCCGCTGAAAAGCTTGATGCGGTTCCGTTAACCTACACCCCAACACAAGGGAATATAACAGAGCTTAAAGATATTGAATCCAGGACCGCATTTTTAGAGGATATGGCTAAGTTTGTTGATGAAGCTTTGGTTGATACGTCAAGAAGAATTTATGATTATTCGCCGGTTCAGGTTTTGCAAGCGATATCTGGAAGAAATAAAGAGCAGCAAGCTAAAATTTTAGCTGCTAGGATGTTAGGGCCAGAAATTACCGCTATACAGATGGCTCAAGCGGGAGCGCCAGCAACTAAAGAGGCGCTACAGCAACTTAATCAAAAAACTATGCGCAATTTAGGTGTTTTTGAGCCATTAGTTGCTCCAGATGTTTATAAGCGTGCATCTGAAATTGCGAGAGAGCAAACACAAAAAGCAACCGAAAAACGCATGAATATTTTACGCGGGGGCTCAATTGAGGGTTTAGGTCAAGATAAAGAGGCTGCTATTTTTAAGCCTGAAAAAACAGATACGCACACTGTTAGGGTTTATGACACAGAGACGAATCAAGTGTCCTATATAACCCCCGACGAAGCTAAGAAAAGGGGGCTATAATGGCATTAAAAAGAGTATCCGATGACTTTGTGCCACCTGAAAAGGGGGGAGCCCCCACATTGCGAAGAGATACCGGTCAGTATGGTACCCCTTCATGGGCAGAAAACTACGCTAAAAGTATCTCTGATGACTCCCAGCAAAGCTGGCTTGGCTCGGCTGCAAGAGGATTTAACCGCCCATTTGAAAAGTTAGCCCATGGTGTTGTCGATCCAATTGCGAGTTTGTTTAGTGATAATTGGGCTCAAAAAGCCGATCAGCAAAAGCTAAAAGAAGCATATGAGCTTAAAAAGGCTAGAGAGCAAAACCCCTCATCAGCAACCGCAGGCGAATTTTTAGGAAATGTGGGTTTAAGTTTGCCCTTTATGTATGGTGGCGGTGGCGTTGCAAATAAAGTAGCCTCTGAGGCTCCAAAATGGCTTACTCGCTTAGCTGGGGGTGGCGCTGGACTTGGGTTGATGGGGGCGCTTTCTGATCCTGAAAAGGGTGGAACCAGGGCGCAGGGGGCGCTTGAAGAGGGATTGCTCGGCTTAGCAGGTGGCGCAGTTGGGGAGGCTCTCGGTCCAGCATTTAAAGCCGCAAGAAAAATTCCAAATATCAAAGAAGGCATTTACGCTCAGGGTGGCTTAAAAGATCCAATACTTGCATCGATGCTTAAAAGGTTAAGCCCTGAAGAGCTGGAAAAGGGAGTGGCGGCGTCTAAATCAGCAAAAGAGCTTGGCTTGACTCTGACCCCCGCTGAGGCGACAGGTAGCGCCCCAATGGCTAACTTAGAGGCTGAGTTAGGGGTAAATCTAGGGAATGAGCGCAGGCTTATTGATTTTAAAGAGGGCCAAAGAAAACTACAGCAAAGATCTGTTGATTCGCTTTTAGATGATATATCAAAAAAAGGCACTACAAGTTATGCAGAAAAGGGGCGTGATTTAGCACAGGGTTACCTAGATAAGCTGCTTAAAAATGCTCAAGAAGAATCAAATCCATTTTATAGAAAAGCTGATTTTGATAGAGTGGGAAAAGTTACGCTTGATAAAAACTTAAAGCCACAAAATGAAACTTTAAACAACCTTTTAAAGGATTCTAACATTGATGACTCATATCAATATGTAACAAAAAGCAAAAAATATAAAACAGATTTAGAGGGCTATAGCCCCGACTCAATAAAAGTATTGCAACAAACAAAGATTAATCTTGATGAAAAAATAGCTGACGCCGCTGAGAAAGGGCGAAATAATGATGTTAGGATTTTCACCAAATCAAAAAACAAATTGCTAGACGAAATGACTAAGGCATCATCTAATTACAGCAAAGCGAACAAAATATATGAAGAGGCGATAATCCCCCTTGAGAAGCTTAAAAAGGGTGAGCTTGGAAAGCTTTCGCGAATGGAAGACGTTACATTACAAAACTTTACTAAAAATCTTTTTGATTCTAACGAAACGAATAAAGAGGTTTTAAATCAGGTTCGCGATATTATGTACAAAGAAGATCCTGAAGTCTGGAATGCGTTAATAAGAAATGAAATGCAAAGACGTATTAAAAACGCCCCTCAAGCGACCAAATACGGCAACCCTGGTACTGGCTTTTATAATAGTGTATTAGTTAAAGATAAAGACATGTTTAAACAAGCTTTATCAAATAACCCTAGCGCTGCACGTAAGCTTGACTTAATGCATGACGCCTTTAAAAACGTTATTAATCCTAAGTCTGCAAGAAGTGAGTCGGCGCTTACAAAAACATCTATGAATAAATCACGCTCAGATACCCAGGAAATAAAAAGGCTTATTAATAAAGTTATTAACGGTAAATACGATGACACGGCCATTGATATTATCACTTCCCCAACGTGGGATTCAGAGATTGCAAGAATATCTGCAATAAAAAATAAGGATACCAAAACGCGTGCTGTTCTTGATTTTCTTGAAGATGTTACAAATAAAGGCGGCAAAAGCATTTTGGGCAAAGCACCTATTAAAGAAACATTAACCCCAAGTGACACTAACCAAGGTATATAATTATGGCATTAGATGAACGATATATTTTAGGTGAAGATCTTGGGACGTATTTTGTAGATAAAGATACTGGCGAACCCCTTGCTAACGGAAAAATATATTTTTATGAAGATGAGAACAGAAACACTTTAAAGCAGGTTTACGAGCTTACAGGAAGCCCCCCCAATTATACGTTTTCGCCAATGGCTAACCCTGTCATATTAAGCTCTGTGGGGCGTATTCAAGATGACGATGAAAATGATGTTGCCATATATTACTACCCTTATGATGATTTTGGGAATGTACAAAATTATTATGTTGCTGTATATGACGCTGACAGCTCGCCAGGAAACGGCACACCCCAATTTACGCGCGAGGCATGGCCAAATGTTGTGGGCTCAAACAATCCCACTGAGGAGCGAGCAAGCTACGTTAATATGCTCACTAACCCCCAATTTCACGATGTAAACTTTGACCCTACCGCTGGTTTGGTGGTTTCATTTTCAGGTAATTCAACGACATCAATTGAGGTTGCGCCAGGCTGGGTTTTAGATGTCTCTCACACTGGTGCCGGAACAATTACAATTGGTCGTACTTCTATTGCCGGAACCACGTATATACCGACAAACCCAGCGTATACGCTTGATATTACTCCTGGCGTTAATATTTCACTTATTGAGCTAAGGCAACGGTTAACCAATAACCCCGCTATTTGGGGCCCAATAAGCGGCAATGGTGGCTACTTGGCCACATCTTTAACATGCAACACCGGCAGGCAGCTTGAAGTAATTTATCGCCCTAGCAGCCCAGGCGGTGGCGCCGCAGATCAGGAAATATTCTCACAAAGTAATACATCGGGCGCTTTTAGTGAATTAACGCAGGCCGCACAGTTAACTGCCGTTCCTAACTCATCTACAAGTGATTCGGCTTACGCTGACATTGTTATCAATGTTCCCATTACTGGGCAAACAAGGCTTACCAGTGTTCAGGTTGTATCGACTGCAACTGAGGATAGTTCAATTGTCTACCGTCAAGAGCCGGTTAATCGTTTAAAAGATTATACTTTCAACTATTATAAAGCCCCGCTTAACGACAAACCCATTCCAAGCGAACTAGTAGGCTGGGACTTCCCCCTAAACCCATCACAGTTAGCGCCAACCACAACAGGGCCTAGTGTATGGGGGCCTTATGCCGTCGGCGCCAACAAATCATCATATGTTTGGGATCAAACGATTGTTTTTCAAACTGTGGATAGCGGCTTTAGCGCTGCGCGTACTACATCTGGCTCTCTTGAAATCACAATTGCACAAAATGATACCCAAGTAGCGCTAGTTCAGTATTTAACGCAAGAACAGGCTAGGGAGCTTTTAAGTGGCAGCCTTTCGGTTCATATTGCAGCTAATAAATCATCTGGCGCAACAAGGCTTGGCACAGTTAGCCTATGGTGGACTACGGGCACATTGCCTGATATTACAGCTGCTACATACAACAGTATTGTATTGACTCTTGATGCCAACGGTAAACCGGCCACACAAAATGGGACATGGAATGAGGTTGAGCGAGACAACCTAGGCGATGGTGTTTTTTACCTTGGGGCTCAAGCATCGAATGGCTTTAATGAATACGGAATTTCAGGATGGAGCCCATTAACTAGCACGGTTGCAACTGGTTACACCACAGCTACATATTTTGCGATTGTTGTTGGTTTTGAGCAAATGGATTCAGGCGAAAAGCTTGATATTCAATCGATATCATTATGTAAAGGTCGCATTGCTACTAAGCCAGCGCCAAAGACACCGACACAGGTACTTAAAGAGTGTCAGAGATTTTTTGAGATGAGTTATTCAGATGGGACGGAAATTGGCACCGCCACATCAAATAATGCCCTGATTAAAACCATGGATACTTATTTCGATACCGGTGTTGCTTATGTGATGGTCACTTGCTCATTTAGTATTGAGTATAAAGCTAAAAAGTCTAATTCTACGCCATCCATTACGCTATACAACACATCTGCCGGCGGCGCTTCAAGTGTAGATGGTTATGTTATTGGCAAAGGTAGTGCATCAGCGGGCACCGGTACAATTGCCTCAACCCAGTGGACTGCCACGGCAAGAGAGAACAACGCTCGTTATGAGGTTGCAACGCTCAACAGCTCTGTAACAGAAAATTCATTTGCAGGTGGTGAGGGTCAAAGTGGTTGGATTAAATTTCAGTATGTAGTTGATTCACGCCTAGGGACATATTAAGGGATAGAAGATGGTAAACACTAGGAAGTATTCACAGTTTGTTGCGGGCGGGGATTTAGAGCCTAGCGACGAAATTGTAGGATTAAGAAATGGCGTTAATACTCGCTTTGGTGTCCCAGACACATTGGTTCCAGTTGAAATAATTACGGTTACGCAGGCGTCGCACGGTCTTAGCGCTGGCAAATGGGTTTATCGCTCTGCGGGTAGTTATCAATATGCTCAAGCAGATAACGGAACAACTAGCGAATCAGTCGGCTTAATTATTGAGGTTATAGACGCTAACACCTTTAGACTGCAACAATCAGGGCGCCTAGAGGCTGGTGTATTATCAGGCATGACAGACGGCCAGCTATATTATTTAAGCACCTCAAGCGCGGGCGACCAGCAAACCACTAAGCCCACGAGCACAGGCGACTATAGCAAACCTGTTTTTATTGCAACAAGCGCAACTGAAGGTTGGATCCTCTCATATAGAGCGCTTGAAGCTGACGCGGCAAACAGCTCGAGCGTTGGTATAGACATTAATCAATCATCACATGGTTTTACTGTAGGCCAAATAGTCAGAAGGGATGGCGGAACTAATAGTTATGTTAAAGCGCAGGCGG